TTCCGCGCTGCTCGTGCGTTTATTCAGGCCTATAACGAATCGAAAGATGCCGGGCAAGGGGTAGGTGGCGGGGCAACCCAACAAAAGGCCCAGGCCGTTCCTACAGCGACATCCAATGGTATTCCAGTGTGTCCTTCGCATGGCAAGGCCATGAGGCCTAGCAAATACAAAGAGGGCCAATATTACTGCGGAGCAAAGCTTGATGACGGATCCTATTGCCGTGAAAAAGGCTAAATAAAAAGTGTACTGGTTTAAACACTATAACAATGCAACCCAGGGCTTAAGCTTAAGAAACCTGTGGGACAGCAATGACATGGAAGCATATGCGTTATGGTGGCATTTGTGTGAAATGGTGTCTCGATGGGAAGACAGGGACGACGAATCTAAGCGCGGAAAAATAGCCATAAACATCTCCACATTGCGACGAGAAACTGGCTGGAAAGGGCCAAGATTAATCTCTGCCATGGCCAGAATTAGGTCGGAAGGTTTGATTGATTTTGACATCATCCAAGACCAATCCATTACCTTAGAGGTCCGTAACTGGTTGAAATTCCAAGAAACCAGGGGGAAAAAAAAATCAAAACAAAATGAAATAGTGGCGGGAGATAACAGAAGTAAGATAACAGATATAAGAAATAGAAATAAGAGACCAATTAAAAACTCAGGTGCTTTGCACCTTTCGTCGCCTAAATCTGAAAAGGGTTTTTCTAGTTCTAGGTTAATAGGGGAATATATAAAAGCCTATCAGGGGAGATACAAAGCCCGTCCTGTTATCGATGGTCGTACTCAGGGGTTAGTAAAAAAGATTCTTAGTACCGTTCCCGAAGATCAGGCTTGTGACTTAGTACAAGCTTTTGTCCAAATGAATGATCCGTGGTTTGTAAAAAAGGCTCACGACTTTCCTACTTTTTATGAAAATTTGACCAAAGTCTCGATGTCCCTACAAACGGGGCAAGATCATGGGGCTCCTGAAAAAGAAAAATCTTGGATAGAACTTCTTAAAGAAGATGAAAGGAAATTACCCAATGGAAATTAGTTTTTTTGATTTTGAAATGGCTCGACTTAAAAATCAATGGCCTACTGCCTACTCGGCTGAACGAATAAAAATATTTTACAACGCGTTTCGGGATGTTGCGAACTTTGATTTCCGGGACGCGGTGACTCATTGTCTTGCGACTTGTAAGGGCGCGCCGCTTTTAAAAGAACTTACCGAAGCAATTCATGTTGCTAGAAACAATTATTTTACGCAAAAGAGAATTGATGAAGCGACCGCAAAAGGCGCTCTTGATTATGCCTACGAAAATAATACAACCGCGGATCCGGAATTTGTGGATAAATGCATGAAGCTGCTCGATGATTTATACACAAAAAAAATTACTAAAAAAGAATTTGATCAAGGTTGCGATTTGTTAGATCAAGCAGCCTTGTTATATAAACAAAACAAACAACCGACCTATTCCAAACCGATTAACAAGATGTATAAAGTCGAAGAAGAAGAATTTTCTTAAAAAATAAGTTTACAAAGTTAAGTTTCTCATCGACCATTTTTTTTCTACAAGATGAGAAGCTACACAAAATACCGCAGCAAGAGGGTCAACTATGAGGGTCATAGCTTTGCATCTCAACTTGAAGCCGCAGTCTACAATCTTTTAAAATTAAGAGAAAAAGCAAAAGAAATTAAAGAGCTTCAGCACCAGGACCATGTTTACCTGACCAACGCAAGAATTTGCTACATTCCAGATTTTAAATTTTTTGATGTTAAACACGATGCGTATTGTTGGGCAGAGGCAAAAGGGTATGAAACACCAGAGTGGAAAATAAAATTAAAGCTTTGGAAGTCCTATGGACCAGGCAGATTATTTATTTACAAGGGCAGTGCTAAAAGAATTACACTTACTGATGAAATCATACCGGGGGAACTAACTTGACAGCAGGACAAGCAATGAAAATTTGGCAAAAACTTTTACATGAAGACGATGAAGCCTGTTGCATGAACTCTCATGAGTATTTAATTAATAAGCAAGCAACACCAAAACCAGATGATTTGGTGTGTGAAAGAGAATTAGCCTGGCGAACTTATGTAAGGCTTAGAGACAACAACCCACTTTTTCCATTTCATAAAGATCAACTCAACTAAAGGAGAACAAAATCATGGAAACAACAGAAACAACAACACAGACAGTACAACCAGTAAAACTATACTCACGATGTGAAGCCGCAGTTTGGGATCCATCAACCAATGAAGTTAACCTAACTCCAAATGTGGATCCTAAGTTTTTAATTAGAGATCTAATTCAAGACATACAAACACTGACCAAACAAGTAAATGATTTAAAAACACAGCTTACAGATACAACCACTGAAAAAACTGAAACTGAGCCAGTTGAAGGGGAAAAACTGTAATGTCTCTTTTTAAAAAAGAAAAAGAAAAAGAACTGACTCTGCAGGATGTTGAGCAGCAATTCAATCAACTACAGTTTGAGGTTGGTTCTTTTAATTATCTTATCGACCTAAAATCTCAGGAAATAAATATTTACAACGATGAAATCAATAAGAGATTAGAAAAAATGAGAAAACTTGCCCACAAAGGAAATTTATTGCGCGGCAAGATAAAGACTGAGGTAGAAGAGACGATAAGAAAAGGAGAAAAAGTTGAAACAAGCCTTAATTAAATTAGTTGAATGGTTAAAGCTTCAATGGCTTGTAGTTAAATCTTATGTCCCAACAAGGCTTCCTCAAGGGATGAAAGAATTTGATAAATGGGTCAGTGATGTTTCAATGCTTTCTGAATTACCAAGCAACGATAAATTAAAAAAAGTTATCGGCACTTTGATTTTGCAAATGCCGCCTTCTACAAATTATTGCAGTAAAAATTTTATTGTAAGTCTTGTTCAGAAAGCGGCAGCAAATCAGGTTTCGGTAGAAGTTCTTTCTCTAATCGATGAAAAAGAAAAATCCGAAAACTCTAGCTCAGCTAATTAAAGAATGGGATTTGAGGCTGAAAGAATCTGGATTTGTTGACATAGAGAATAGAAAAAACAATGCACTTCGTGGAAGTGGTGGGGATGTTTATTTAGGCAACAAAACCATTGAGATGACGGCGTCAGATAGAAACCAGATTGAAATCAATAACGGCGGGATAGCTAGGGGATATACAAGCTTGATTTGGAAAGAATCACAAGCTGAGTACTTTAGGCTAGCAAGCCAGTGTTTACATGAAAGAGATTTTAAATCTGTAATTGAAAGAATCATTTGGCAGTTACACTCTGAAGGCCTTACTTACCAAGAAATTGCAGCAGAGCTAAATCTTACTTTGGACAAGGCCAGAAGAACTGTTGAGAGGCTTGCTAAAGACTTTGGACTAAAGCCACGCCTTAAGTAGACTTCATTGCAGCAAGGACTTATGCGATGAAGCAACTAATATCAATTCGTGACCACATTTCTGATGATGAGCCCTTTTTATTTGCTACCTATCTAAAAAATAATTGGTACGACAAAACAAATTCTACAACCTTGAAAAAAGCCACATGGATGAGCCTTCAACATAAAAGGCTTGAAAAAGTATTACAAAATCAAAAAGTTAAGATTGCTTGTTTAAAGTCAGATCCAGATGTAATTATCGGCTACGCTTTTGAGGATGCTGGAAAGCCTTTCGTTTACATAAAACTTGCTTGGAGAGGTCTTGCTGACTTGAAACCAAAACTGATTGAATCAATAGGAGAAACAACATGAAACACAAAATTGAATTTGCACACATGAAAGAAAGAGCTTTCTTGCCAGGAATTAACCGGCAAGTAGAAAAGGGCCTAGATCAAAGAAGCTGTCCAGGAATTCAAATGTGGAGAGTTGAGAACGGTGATTTGTATTGGGAATATGAGGGCCGCTCTGGTTTTCTTGGGGGAAGTATGTTTCAGAGCATGGTGATTGAAAGAGAAGAAGTAAGAAAAGAAGTTAAACGTGATAAGACTAATCCTTAATTTTATTCACGCCCTTTGTTTTTATTTGGGTGTCACCTTTACTAAGTTAAAAGGTTGGTGGAGGCCATTAACCAAGCAGCACAAAAAAGTAAAGGCGACAAAGATTGCTCTTAAAGAGGGAGAGAGTTACAGGCTTGGTGAGTGCATTGTGACACTTGCCAAGTTTGGAATGGAAGGAAAACAAGAGGTTGCCAAAAAAATAGCATATTGGGATCAAGTTAGAAAAGAACGGGAGGAAAAATACAAACAAAAAGCAGTCGACATTATGCTCTTAAATCCAGAGCAACTGAAAGAATATCAAGTTGAAAGCTGGATCCAACAACGAAAAGCATTTAACGAAAAGAAGTTTTATGAAAACTTAAACGAAAATTACCAGGAGAATCAAAAAGCATGAAAAACATACTCATCGCACTGTACTTAAACATCTTTTTAACAACAAATGTAGCCCAAGCATTTTTAAGACACGATAAGGATGTTGAAGGAAAAATTTATGATACCGGCTTTCAAATAAAAGATTTAGAAGACTTGGCAGACGCTTCTCACCATGCGCTATCAAATATTGTTGGGGTAGCAAGTTATGAACTTTCAAGGCGCGGGCATTTTGAAACTGCACAAATGGTTGAAGCAATTTGGAGGCACACAGAAATCAGGTTTCATGATGCGGTTTTATTACAAAGAGACATTGGCTGGTATGAGCCAATTAGTGATGCCCTAGCTTTAATCTATGATTTAACAGAGCAAAAGCTTGGATATGATCTATGCCACACACTAAGGCTTGATGATATTAAAACAATTAACCATGGCCTTGTTGTAGCTTTTAGACCCTGCTTTTATGGATTTGAGGAATACTTTAAGCATTTAGTAGAAGATCCAAAATACAGAGGTTTGCTCCCAGTTCTAAGTTATTGGACCATTGTAATTGGCTGCTCATATGCAACATATGGAATTGGATATCCATTTATTTGCAGCCCCACGGCCTATGTTGTTGAAAGAATTGTTAGAAAAAGAGTGGCCCCAAAAGCTGTAAATCAGATTTATAAAACAGCCTGTACTTTATGAACATACACTGTAAATACGATTCCTTGGTTAAGGTTAATTCACTAAAACCACATCCAAAGAATAGAAACAAACACCCTGATGAGCAGATTGAAAGACTGGCTAAGATTTTAAAATACCAGGGTGTTAGGGCCCCAATAGTTGTATCAAGAAGATCAGGCAAGATTGTTAAAGGGCATGGAACCCTGCAGGCCATAAAGAAAAATGGCTGGCAAGAGGCACCAATAGTAATCCAAGATTTTGAGGACGACGACCAAGAATGGCTTTTTCTCCAGTCCGATAACGCTATCGCAAATTGGGCAGAGCTAGATTTAAAAGGCATCAACGCTGACCTATCAGAGCTTGGCCCTTTTGACATTGACCTAATCGGTATTAAAGACTTCGAAGTTGAACCGCTTGATAAATTGTTAGGAGATGACGATGCAGTTCCTGATGTTAAACCTACCGATATTAAGCTTGGGGATTTGTTTGTACTTGGGGATCACCGTCTGCTCTGCGGTGATAGCACGGATGCAGCGCAAGTCGAAAGACTAATGAATGGTGAAAAGGCCGACATGGTGTTTACTGATCCGCCTTATGGCATGAATTTAGAAACGGATTACAAAGGTTCTTTAGGCGATAATGGATTCAGAACCGCCAAGTCCTATAAAAAGATTCATGGAGACAATGCCGATTTTAATTTTAATAAAACTTATGCGCTTGTTGAAAGCGTTTTAGAGCAGTTTTGGTGGGGCGCAGATTATTATTGTCAACAATTGCCATCCGGTGGTTCCTGGTTTGTCTGGAACAAAAGAACTTCCGATGGGTTAAAAAAAATGTATGGAAACCACTTTGAATTGTGTTGGTCAAAAACAAAACATCAACGTGAAATAGCTGAAGTGGCTTGGGCAGGCGCTTTTGGACACAACAAAAAGGACGACGGCGCAACAAAAGTACATCCAACAATGAAAGCCATTAAACTAATCGAATGGTTTTTTGAAAAATTTAAAGGTCAAAAAGTCATTGATTTATTTGGTGGTTCAGGCTCAACGCTAATCGCTTGTGAGAAAACAAACCGTAAATGCTTTATGATGGAACTAGATCCACAATACTGTCAGGTTATTATCGACCGATGGGAACAATACACAGGAAAAAAGGCGGTGAAAGATGCCGGCGGGAAGACCACCTAAACAACTAGACCGAGAGCAGATAATTAAGTGCGCCGAAAAGCAATGGAGCATTGAAGAGATTGCTGCATTTTTTAGGGTACATCGCACCACGATTGAACGTAAATATTCCGCAGAAGTAGAATTGGGCAGGCAAAATGGTCGTGCAAAATTAAGAGAGCTTCAATGGAAGCGAGCACTTGAAGGGTCTGACACCATGATCAAGCACATGAGTGAGCACTATCTTGACCAACATAGCAAATCAAAGATTAGTATTGAAGATGCTTGGGATGCTTTACCAGAAGAAAAGAAAGCGGTTTTAATTAAAAAAGATTTAGATGGCTCAAATCAATGAATATAAAGACATTGCAAAGCGTTGGCTTGAGCAGAAAGAAAGAAAAGCCTTCCAAGTCGACGACTTTTGTTTTGATAAGCAACGAGCATTTGTCACAGATAAGGCACCGTTTGCAACAGCGCTGTGCTCGGTTAGAGCCGGAAAAACAATTGGATGCGCAGCGGATCTGGTATCTACTGCACTCGGACGAGATGGAATTGTATGCCTCTATCTTACACTTAATAGACTCTCTGCAAAACGCATCATCTGGCCCGATTTATGTAAGATAAATAGAGAGTACAATCTTGGGGGAAAAATAAATGAATCTGAGTTATCGGTTACTTTTCCAAATACTTCACGCATTTATGTTTCTGGTGCTGGTGATCAATCAGAAATTGAGAAGTACCGGGGCATTTCTCTTGCTCTTGTGTATGTCGATGAGGCGCAGGCTTTTAAGGACTATCTTAGATACTTCGTCGATGAAGTTCTCGCAAAGAGATTGTTTGACTACGCTGGCCGTCTACGACTTATTGGAACTCCCGGTGCGGTCCCAGTTGGATACTTTTACGAATGTTGTAACAACCCACAATGGTCCCATCACCACTGGACAATGTTCGACAACCCATGGCTTCCAAGAAAGTCAGGACTCACTCACGACCAAATCCTGCAAAGAGAACTTGACAGAAAAGGTGTCACAAGAGAAGACCCAAGCATCCAAAGAGAATGTTTTGGAAGATGGGCTTTTGATCCAAACGCACTTGTCTTCCGATACAACGATTCACTAAACCATTATGAGAGGTTACCTAACGATGGCAGAGATTTTCATTACTGTTTCGGTATTGACTTGGGCTTTGACGATAGTGACGCTATTTGTGTACTTGGATGGAATGAAAAACATCCGCAATTATTTCTCATTGAAGAAATTGTCACCGCCAAGCAAGGAATCACAGAGCTTGCAGGACAGATTGAATTACTTAGTAGCAAATATAATCCAGAAAAAATAGTAATGGACACTGGCGGTCTTGGTAAAAAGATTGCTGAAGAAATTACTAAAAGATTTGCAATCAACATCACACCAGCAGAGAAGCAAAGAAAGTTTGAATTCATAGAATTATTAAACGATGCCATGAGAACAACAAAGTTTATGGCAAAGAAACAGTCTCGCTTTGCTCAGGACTGTAAACTTGTTGAGTGGGATAGAGACAATACAAATCCTGAGAAACCTAAAATTAAAGACGCTTTCCATTCAGACATTTGTGACGCAGTTCTTTATGCCTTTAGAGAATCAGCTCACTGGTTGTATGAACCTGAAAAACCTAAAGTTATTCCCTATACACCCGAATGGTTTAAATCAGAAGAAGACGATATGTGGAACCAAGCATGGGAACGACAACGCGCTGTAGAAGACGTAGAAGATTCTTTTTACGAGTAAAGTAATTTAAAATTAATCATCTCTAACGAGGTAAGCATGAATAACCTTAAACGTGTCCTGCACGTTTCTGACTGTCATCATCCTTTTGTCAATAAAGCTGCTTGGAAATTACTGCTTGATGTTGGAAAAGCCCTAAAGCCACACATCATTGTAGTTCATGGTGACTTCTTTGATTTCTACTCTGTCTCAAGACATCTTTTAGATCCGATGATGGATTTTAAAACTTGGAAAGATGAAATGGCTGAAGCCAGAGGAGCTCTTGATGAGCTCATGACAGAAGTCCCACACAAAGAGCTTATTTACCTAGAGGGCAATCATGAAAAACGACTTATTAAATACATTCACGAGCGGGCACCTAAACTTTCTGGTTTGTTTAAAGCAGAGGAATGCATGGGACTGCCCAAAGAAATCAAATATGTCCCGTATGGTCAGAATGGTAAATACGTTATCGGTAATTTGGTTTGCGTACACGGTTCTAGAGCTGGGGAGAATCCTGCTGCTTCTATGGTTAAGAAGTTCAGAAATTCAGTCATCTTCGGTCATACCCACAAGATTCAGGAATATCACATCAATAACGCGCACGGAGAAGACTTTGTTGCCCTAAACATAGGCTGGCTAGGCAATCAAAGAAAAGCAGCAGACTACATACAAGACATATCAGATTGGACTTTGGGGTTTGGAATTACTTATCACAAGCCCAATGGAAGCTTTTTCCACCAGCTTGTACAGATATATGCGCATAAAGGAATTCACGAATGCCTATTCAAAGAAACAGTTTACCAAAGATAAAACGAGGGGATTTAGTCGAGATTCATTTCCTAGACCATGTTTGTATGGTGGGTGGGTTGGTAGCCCCCGTTCAGTGCAGGGCCATTGGCGAGCTTATAAACGAGGATAAACAAGCATTCTATATTGCTTCATGGATTACTGAAGAGCATGACAGTCACAATTGGGATAGCCACACCATATTAAAGAGCACGGTTAAAAAGATTTTAATCGTAAGAAAAAGTCGATATAGTAAAAAAACGGGTTAGATGAGAGCCCGTGTGCAACAATTAGGCAAAGGCGCTTAATTGGGGTGAAAAAGAACGAAAACTAGCAGATTAGCCGTTGTAAGCTATAGACGGTCTCGTTTATGGTTTTTTGGGGAAACTATCTGGATTCCCATCTAGTCACCCACAACGGCTTCTCTGTTGTTTCATTCACCCTAACTTGAGTGGGTTTTTAAGTATTTTCTCCTCAAAAGTCACCAATTTTTAACAAAAACCGGTCAAATTTAATCAAATCGCCTTGAATAGAGTTACTTGGAATGGCTGAAACCAAGAAACCTTTTATTGGATACAACCCCAAGAAACACTCAAGAACTGGTGGGCTTAGTGATTCTTATAGGGAAAAGTTAAATCGTGAAGAGGGATCTAATTTAAAAAGGCCTGTAACAGGAAAACCAAAGCCAGGCTCAAGGGATGCAGCCAGAAAGAAAAGCTTTTGTGCCAGAATGTCAGGGGTTAAGGGCCCCACTTCTGAAGATGGAAAACTCACACCCAAGGGAGCAGCACTAAAACGCTGGAACTGTGCCCAGGGCGGAATGATCGGAGAAGAAATGCCACTAATTGAAGGTAAATCTAAAAAGAGTTTACAAAAAAACATCAAAACAGAAATTGAGGCTGGAAAGCCTCCAAAACAAGCCGTTGCCATTGCCTATGCTGTAAAGCGAAGAAACATGGCAAGTGGCGGTGGGTTGTATGCAAACATTCACGCTAAAAGAAAAAGAATTGAAGAAGGCAGTGGAGAAAAAATGAGAAAGCCTGGAAGCGAGGGCGCTCCCACGGCAAAGGCATTTAAACAAGCAGAAAAAACGGCTATGGCCGAAGGGGGAATGGTGAAACACGTTACACAGAAAGAAACAGTTTGCCCGCATTGTAATCAAGCAATGCCAGGCACAGATATGCATGATGTAGCAAAGATGGGTCATGACCAAGGTGCTGAGCCTAAATTTGCTATGGGTGGAGGGGTTGAGCAAAGAGAAGCTGCAAAGCTTGGTAAACCTCAAATGAAAGATTCTGGAAAATCTGAAAGAGAAGTTTCTCACATGGGAAAACCACAATCTGAAATGGCTAAACTTGCTATGGGTGGAAAAGTAAAACACATGGCAGGGGGAGAAGAAGTCTCTTGTGCTCATGGTGGAAGAATGAGCTGCAACATGGGCTGTTATGCTGAAGGTGGAATGGTTCAAAACCAAAAACTACACCCAGGCCATCAAGTTCCTATGGATCCAAGGTTGAAACAACAAACAGCTGCAATGAGAGCTCCTGGAATGAATCAATCTCAAGTGGCTAAGCTTGCCATGGGTGGAAGCGTTGTTGATGAAATCATGAAAGGGAGAAAAAAATATGCTGAAGGCGGCGAAGTCGAAATGGAGGAAGAAGAAAGAGATGCTGAGCCCGCGTTTGCAGATGATTTGGATCTGGCTAATGTGCATTATATGGAAGATTTGGAACATGACGTAAACCCAAACCCAAGCGATGACGATCAAAGCCTTGTTGGTCAAATTCTTAGTGAAATGGAAGAGAAGAAAAGAAAAGCAATGCGCTGATGGAATGCAAGCACAAGTCAGACACAATAGACCAAATGCCAGATGGATCTATTATTTGCAAATGTGGACGCAAATGGAGATTCCCCATCTGGTACTTATGGGACATTGATGATGAAGAATTGTTGGAGCAGGAAATAAATGGAATTAAAACATCTGAAAGACCTACTGAAGCTACTTCGTGAAAAGGGCGTGATTGAATATGAAGCCCAAGGGATTAAATTAAAACTCACAGAAGAAGCACCACAATCTAAATACAAAAGAAAACAAGAAATAGAAGAGGTTGAAGAACAAGAGCTTACTGAAGAAGAGCTTCTTTATTATTCAGCCACTCCTCCACTTGAAACAGAGGCCACTCAATGAGTTTAAAAACCACGGTTAAAGAAAAATCAGTTGGTAGAACTACTAGAGTTTATAAAACCACAGAAGCTGGAATGGCTGGTAGCAAAGGTTTTGAGTGGTGGCTAGAAAAAGATGCTGGAGCTAGAAGTAGACAATTATTTGCAACAGTAGCTTATTTAAAACAAGCCCAACAATTTAGACAAAGACAAGCTGCTCAGTTTGCAAGACTTTATGGTGGACATTCTCTTTACTCTTTTGTTGGTAGCAATCTATCTAAGATGGATCAGATTTCTACTCTTGCTCCCAATCGCCCTACTTTTAATCTTATAAGCTCTGTAGTTGATACTTTAGTTTCTAGACTAACTCAAAGTCGCCCAACACCAGTATTTTTAACTGACAATGGTGACTATAAAGAAAGAAATCTAGCTAAAAAACTAAACGACTTTGTTCAGGGTGAGTTTTATAGAACAAAAGCATATGAGATTGCAGAATTTATTTTAACTGATGCCCTTGTTCAAGGAACTGGCGTTCTAAAAATCCTTGAGACCATGGACAAAAAAGTAGGAATTGAAAGAGTTCTACTCACAGAATTATTTGTTGATATTCAAGAATCTGCTTTTGGTGACCCCAGAAGAATGTATCAAGTTAAGTTGATGGATAGAAGTGTTTTAGAAAGCGCATTTCCAAAGCACAAAGCTAAAGCTGAAAATGCAGAAAAAGCCACAATAGATTCAAGTGCTCAAACAGCTCAAAGCGTTGCTGATTTAGTGATGGTTGTAGAGGGTTGGGCACTGCCTTCTGGTGAAAACACTAACGATGGATGGCACTCTATTTGTTGTAGTGAAGGTGAATTGTTTAGTGAGCCCTGGAAGAAACAAAAATTCCCATTCGTGTTCCTGCACCATAAAAAAAGACAACTTGGTTTTTGGTCACAAGGAACTGCCGAAGCTCTACTTGGAACACAGCTAGAATTAAATAGCTTGTTAGACACTATTTCTAAAAGCATCAAACTTGTTGGTGTTCCTAGAGTTTTTGTAGAAGAGGGATCAAAGGTCTCTAAGGCTAGTTTTCAAAATAAGGTCGGTGTTATAATTCCTTATCGTGGCACCGCTCCTGTCTTTGCTGTTAGCCAATCTAACGCTCCAGAGTTGTATGAAGAAAGAGCACGACTCATACAATTCGGGTTTGAACAAGAGGGCTTGTCCATGCTTTCGGCGACCAGCCAAAAGCCGTCGGGTCTCAACTCAGGAGAAGCACAGAGAGTATATCAAGACATCAACTCGGACAGATTCGCAGCGCTAGAAAGAAGATACACTAACTTTTTTGTTGATTTAGCTTACCAGATTATCGACAAAGCAATTGATATTAGTGACAGGGATGGAAGCTACACCACAATCTTTGTTGATAGAAGAACTGGAACAAAAGAAATAGAGCTTCCAGATATTAAGTTATTAAAAGATCCATTTGTTATTCAAGCCTTTGTGCAATCATCTTTACCTAAAGAACCTGCTGGAAGACTTCAAAAAATCACTGAGATGATTCAAAGTAATATGATTACGATTCAAGAGGGAAGAAGACTGCTTGATTTTCCTGACTTGGGCCAAATTGAAACCCTTGCAAATGCTTCTGAAGAAAGAATCTTTGCTCAGTTAGATGAAATTATAGAAAATGGTAATTATGAAGGTCCTGATCAATGGACTAATTTAGATAAAGCCACAGAAATTGTAACCCAATACATAAATCTTTATAGCACTTGCAAACTTGAAGAAGAAAAAATGCAAATGCTTAGAGATTACTTTGCTGAGATTCAAGATTTAAGAATGGCCATGATGCCACAGCCCACAATGGGAATGGAACAGGGAATGCCTGGAATTGAGAATCAATTAGCAGTTCCACAGCCACTTCCACAAAGCCCAATGCTTCCACAAGGTGGAATGCCAATGATGGCTGATGGGGGAATTGTAGAATAAAGTTTTTAAAAACCCTGCGAAGCAACGCAGACTAACAGCCGTAGAATCGGCAGGGAGAAAAACATGGCACTAATCATAGAACCTAAAGGCACGCCCGCAGTTCCACCAAGTAAAACAGCAACAAGTAGGGTTGAGGTAACCTTTGGAACACCAAATCCTACAACCGCTAAAGTTGATGCATTAAAACAAAGACTTTCTACTCCACAAAACCAAAATCCAGTGGCACCAAGGCCTGCTGGAAGTACAGCAAGGGCAGAGCAGTACGCTAAACTACAAAACCAAGCGCCTCAACAAACACAGCAAGTGGGGGTTAAAAAACAACCCATGCAAGATGTTGAGCCGCCTCCAAGTGGAATGCCCTCTGTAAATACCGCTGCACAGCAACAAGTACAAAATGAAGAAGCAGCGCCTCAAGTAGAGTTAAATGTTGAGAAGTCTAACGAACCTGAAGCAACAAGCGAACCCGTTAACCCTCAGCTTGCAGTTCTCGCAAAACAAGAACGTGCAATTCGGAAAGCCCGACAGGAACTAAGGCAACAGCAAGATGCTCTGAAAGCCAGGGAAGCAAACATGGTGAGTATAGAAGCATTAAAGTCTGACCCGCTTAAAGTCTTGTCCGAACTAGGCGTCACTTACGATACTCTGACTGAACAACAGCTTAGTCAGATAAACCCTGATCCTAATCAACAATTACTAAACAAAATTGCTGAACTAGAAGCGCGTTTGTCTTCGGTCGATGAGCAGTTCACTAAACGTGACACTCAAGCATACGAAGCGGCCGTTAATCAGATTCGTAATGACGTAAAGTTATTGGTCGATTCCGACCCTACTTATGAAACTATTTCAGCAACAGGTGAAACTGAAGCTGTAGTAGAACTTATTCAAAGAGTATTTGATAAAGAAGGCACGATTCTCTCTGTTGAAGAAGCTTGTCGTCTTGTCGAAGATAAGTTGTTGGAACGTAAACTTGAAGAAGTTAAACGGCTAACAGCCCTCTCAAAGATTAGGTCTAAGTTGGGAAGTCCAGCAGAGCCTGTGACAGAAGCCAGTGAGGCGCAGCAACCCGCCACACAAACAACTCTCTCTCATGCAAATACGGTCTCGCGACCCATGTCTGCAAGAGAAAGGGCAATTTTGGCATTTGAGAACGCTAAAAATAAGGCGTGAATGGTTCGCACCTTATTTAAGTGTTCACTAAACAAGGACTTCAACAATGGCTACATATGCTAGCAGTTCGAGCTCCATTGCAGTTCTAAAAGAATTGTA